GACGCTTTAAACGAATTCTATAGACAGTTTCCTAGAACTGAAGAACACGCTTTCAGAGACGAAACTAAAAATAGTATATTTAATTTAACTAAGATATACGAGCAAATAGATTACAACGAAGAAACTGCCGATTTAACAGTTGGTAACTTTCAATGGCGTAGTGGAATAAAAGACACTAGCGTAATGTTTATGCCTAACCAAAAAGGCAGATTTAAAATAAGTTGGATACCGCCAAACAACTTACAAAATAAAATAGTTATAAAAAATAATATAAAGTATCCTGGCAACGAGCATATGGGAGCTTTTGGTTGTGACTCATACGATATATCGGGTACTGTTGATGGCAAAGGATCTAAAGGTTCTTTACACGGACTTACGAAGTTTAGTATGGAAGATGCACCAGCCAACGAGTTTTTCTTGGAATACATAGCAAGGCCTCAAACTGCTGAAATGTTTTTTGAAGATGTACTTATGGCGTGTATATTTTACGGTATGCCAATATTGGCAGAGAACAACAAACCGAGATTACTTTACTATTTCAAAAGAAGAGGGTACAGAGGCTTTTCTATGAATAGACCAGATAAAGTATGGAATAAATTATCCGTGACAGAAAGAGAGATCGGTGGTATGCCAAACTCAAGTGAAGACATAAAGCAAGCTCACGCAGCTGCTATAGAAATGTACATAAACGACCACGTAGGCGAAAAAAATGAAGGGTTTGGTTCTATGCCTTTTAATGATACATTAAACGATTGGGCAAAGTTTGATATAAACAGAAGAACAAAATTTGACGCTACAATAAGCTCTGGGCTAGCTATAATGGCTTGCAATAGGCATTTGTATTCGCCGAAACAAAATATGGAGAGAAAGAAAGTAAATTTAAGTATAGCCAAATATGCAAATGCAGGCTACAATTCAAAAATAATAGAAAATTAGTATGGCTGAGTCAGTTACATCACATTATTTTCCTAGTCAAGTCGTTAGCGACATAGAGAAAGCTTCAGAAGAATACGGTCTTAAGATCGGTAAAGCTATTGAATACGAATGGTTCAATAGAGACTCTGGAACTAATAGATTCGCTAGTAATCAAAATACTTTTCATAAGTTAAGATTATACGCTAGAGGAGAACAATCAATACAAAAATATAAAGATGAGTTATCAATAAATGGTGACTTAAGCTATTTAAACTTAGACTGGAAGCCTATACCTATTATACCTAAATTCGTTGACATAGTTGTTAACGGAATATCTGAAAGAACATTTGACATAAAAGCATATTCGCAAGATCCGTATGGAGTTTCTAAAAGAACACAGTATATGGAAAGCATACTTGCTGACATGAAAACCAAAGAGTTAAACGCATTTACAGAAGAAGCTTTTGGTATGTCAATATCTACAACTCCTGCAGAAAAACTTCCAGATAGCGAAGAAGAGCTACAGTTGCACATGCAGCTAAATTATAAGCAAGCTGTAGAAATAGCAGAGGAACAAGCCATCAACACTATATTAGAAGGCAACAGATACGAGCTCATAAAGAAAAGAGTTAACTATGACTTAACTGTCTTGGGTATTGGTGCAGTGAAAAACACGTTTACAAAATCTGAAGGAATCAAAGTTGAATATGTAGACCCAGCCAATATAGTTTACTCGTATACCGAATCACCATACTTTGACGATCTATACTACGTAGGCGAAATTAAAACAATACCTATAAACGAGCTTAAAAAAGAGTTTCCAGATCTTACTGGCGAAGATTTAGAGAAGATGACTAAGCAAGGTTATCAAAATACAGGTTTCTATAATAGAAGTATAGTCGAGTCTACAAATATAGATAGAAACCAAATACAAGTACTGTACTTCAACTTTAAAACATTTGCAAACGAAGTATACAAAGTAAAAGAAACATCTACTGGTGCTAGCAAGATAATAATAAAAGATGATCAGTTTAATCCACCTAATGAATTACTAGAAGAAAGATTTGGTAAGATGTCTAGGCAGATAGAAGTACTTTACGAAGGCGCTTTAATACTTGGAACTAATCAGTTATTAAAGTGGGAGTTAGCTAAGAATATGATGAGACCTAAGAGCGACTACACTAAGGTCAAAATGAATTATTCTATAGTAGCACCTAGAATGTACAAAGGTAGAATCGAATCTTTAGTTAGTAGAATAACTACTTTTGCTGATATGATACAGCTTACGCACCTAAAGTTACAGCAAGTAATGTCGCGCATGATACCTGATGGTATATACTTAGATGCTGATGGCTTAGCTGAAATAGATTTAGGTAATGGAACAAACTATAATCCACAAGAAGCTTTAAACATGTTCTTCCAAACAGGTAGTATAATTGGTAGATCAATGACTGCTGATGGAGATATGAATCCAGGTAAAGTGCCTATTCAGGAGATACAGAGCGGCTCAGGAGGAGCTAAATTAGCTTCACTGATACAAACATACAACTACTACCTACAAATGATCAGAGATGTCACCGGATTGAACGAGGCGCGTGACGGTAGTACTCCAGATAAAAACGCTTTGGTAGGTATACAAAAAATGGCAGCAGCAAATTCAAACACTGCTACCAGGCATATACTGCAAAGCGGCTTGTTCTTAACAGCTGAACTTGCAGAGGCAATATCTCTAAGAATATCTGATATTATAGAATACTCTCCGACTAGAGATGCTTTTATACAAAAAATAGGTGGACATAATGTAGCAACTTTGTCTGAAATGGCTGATTTACATCTATATGATTTTGGTATATTTTTAGAGTTAGCTCCTGACGATGAGCAAAAGCAGATGCTTGAAAACAATATTCAAGTAGCATTGTCTAAAAACGGTATAGAGTTAGAAGATGCTATAGATGTTAGAGAAATTAAAAACATAAAGCTAGCTAATCAAGTTCTTAAGATAAGAAGAAAAAAGAAGGCTCAGCAAGATCAGTTGATGCAGCAACAAAATATTCAAGCTCAAGCGCAAGCAAACGCTCAAGCACAGCAGGTTGCAGCTCAAGCTGAAATGCAAAAAAATCAAGCAATGGCTCAAACAAATATGCAGGTGGAGCAAGGTAAGATGCAGATGGAGATGCAAAAAATGCAGCAAGAAGCTATGCTTAAAAAAGATCTAATGAATCACGAGTTTCAGATAAATATGCAATTAAAGCAAATGGAAACTGAAATACTAAAGGAGCGTGAATCGCAAAAAGAAGATCGTAAAGATGAAAGAACTAAAATTCAAGCTACACAACAGTCTGAATTAATAGATCAAAGAAAAAAAGAAAGTCCACCTAAAAACTTCGAGTCATCGGGTAATGATATAATGGGTGGTGGTTTTGGATTCAATGCTTTTGATCCAAGATAACACAATAATCGTACAATTTTATAATATTTTATTATGGCTAAAAAAAAGAAAGTCGAAAAGGTCGAAGAGATCGTAGACAAAAAAGAAGAACAAGCAGTTGAAGTCGCTGCTGTAGAAGAACAAGCTAAACCTGAGCAAGAAGAAAAAGTTGATGACGGGATAGCTAAGTTAGATTTAAGGGATTTCCAAGAGAAACCTACTGAAGAACCTACTGAAGAGCCAGTTGCCGAAGTTGAAGAAGAAGCAAAAGAGCAAGCCGTAGAAGAAATAGTAGAAGAACAACCTACGGAAGAAAGTCCTATAGAAGAAATTGCTTTAGAAGAAGTTACAGAGATAGCTGATAAGCTAGAAGAAAACATTGAAGAAGCAGTTGAAAAAGCAGAAGAAGAAGGCACTCAGCTTCCAGAGAACATACAAAAAGTTATTGACTTTATGGATGAAACTGGAGGAAGTTTAGAAGATTATGTTCAATTAAATAAAGATTACTCAAAAATGAGTGATAATGATTTATTGAGCGAATACCTTAAACAAACAAAACCTCACTTAAACGCAGAAGAAAGATCTTTTTTAATGGAAGACTTATATTCTTGGGATGAGGATATCGATGAAGATCGAGATATAAAAAGAAAGAAATTAGCGTTAAAAGAGCAAGTTGCCAATGCTAAAAACCACTTAGACGGGTTAAAGTCTAAATACTATGATGAAATCAAAGCGGGTTCAAAGTTGAATCCTGAGCAAAAGAAAGCAATTGATTTTTTCAACCGATACAACGAAAATCAGACAGTAGCTGAAGACAACACCAAGTTTTTTAAACGTAAAACTAATGAAGTTTTCTCCGATGCGTTCAAAGGTTTTGAATACAATGTAGGAGACAAAAGATTTAGATTAAATGTTAAAGATACAGACAGCGTAAAAGAAAATCAGATGGACATTGGAAATTTTGTAAACAAGTTTCTAAACAAAGAAACTAGCAAAATAGAGGATGCTAAAGGTTATCACAAGTCTTTATTTACTGCAATGAATCCAGATGTAGTAGCTAATCATTTTTACCAGCAAGGTAAAGCTGACGCATTGAAAGAAAGTATGTCAAAAGCTAAAAATGTTGACATGTCACCTAGGGGTACCTTATCAAGCGAAAGCACACCAAGCGGTACTAAGTTTAAGTCTATATCAGGCGACTCATCTTCTGATTTTAAAATTAAAATTGGTCAAAACAGATCAAACAGAATTACTTAAACATTAAAAATTAAAAAAACAAAATTATGGCAATTTCACAAACGGGTGCTGTATTAAACACCCTAACTCCACGTCCAACTCAAGGACTATTTGGAGACAACTATCTATCCTTAACGGATATGGATTTTACTAAACAATTTTTACCAGATGTATACGAAAAAGAAGTTGAGCGTTTTGGAAACAGAACAATTAGCGGATTTTTACGTATGGTAGGCGCTGAAATGCCTATGTCATCTGATCGGGTTGTTTGGAGTGAGCAAGGAAGATTACACACAGCATTTGACGACTGTACTGTAAATAACAGTTCTGCAACGACAACTGTAACATTTACTAACACAGCAAACGGAGACACTGGTGCTGCAAAATCAAAACTACTAGGAGTAGGTATGACTGTTATTATCGCTAAAGGCGTTAAAGTAGTTAAAGCAAGAGTAGCTACTGCACCAGGAAACGGAACAATCACGGTTGCACCTTACGGAGCTGCTAACCTAAACGCACTTGGATCTGGATCACTTACAGCTGTTAAGTTGTTTGTATATGGTTCTGAGTTCAAAAAAGGTAGCGCAGATGGAGGAGTATCTATTGACGCTAAATTTACGCAGTTTAGTAACAAGCCAATTATACTTAGAGATAAGTACACAGTAAACGGTTCTGACACTGCTCAAATTGGTTGGGTTGAAGTAACTAGCGAAAATGGCGCTTCTGGATACCTATGGTACTTAAAGTCTGAGCACGAAGCTAGATTACGTTTCGAAGATCAACTAGAAATGTCGATGATCGAAGCTGTTAAAGATGATGGAACAGCTGGCGCTGGTTCTGCTGGACACTCTACGTCTACAGTAACTGGTTTTCAAGGTAGCGAAGGTTTATTTGCTGCTATAGAAGACAGAGGTATGATTTACAACGATGCAGACTTTGGCCTCACCTCTACTGGAAAAGGTATTGATGAGTTTGACGCTATATTAGCTGAACTAGACAAGCAAGGTGCTATTGAAGAGAACATGATGTTCTTAGATAGAGCTACTGCATTATCTATAGATAACATGTTAGCTAATCAAAATTCTTATGGAGCTGGTGGTACTTCTTACGGGGTGTTCAACAACTCTGAAGATATGGCTTTAAACTTAGGTTTCTCTGGATTCAGACGAGGTTCTTATGACTTCTACAAGTCTGACTGGAAATACTTAAACGATTCTACTACTAGAGGTTTACTTGGTGATATAGAAGGTGTGATTGTTCCTGCTGGAACTTCAACCGTTTATGATCAAAACTTAGGTAAAAATATCGCTAGACCATTCTTACATATTCGTTACAGAGCTTCTGAAGCAGACGATCGTAAGATGAAGTCTTGGATTACTGGGTCAGTTGGTGGAAACTACACAAGCGCTGCAGATGAAATGAATGTTCATTTCTTATCTGAAAGAACATTGTGTGTACAAGCAGCTAACAACTTCGTATTATTGAAATCTACTACATAGTAGTAAAACTAATGTAAATAATTACCCTCGTATTAACAACGAGGGTAATATTTACCCTTTTAAAACTTTTAAATTATATTATATCATGACAACTAAAAAAACAAGTGCTAAAGTTGAAGCACAACCAGTAAAAATTAAAACTCCACCTGAGCCTAAAAAGCCTAAATGGGAAATTAGAGATAGAGCTTACTTTTTAACAGACAACAAGCAGCCTTTGGTTTTTACATTACCTACTAGACATAGCGCTAGAAGACCATTATTGTGGTTTGATGAAAAAGAAGGTGTACAAAGAGAACTAAGATATGCTACCAATATGAATTCACCTTTTGTAGACGAGCAGAAAGGCGAAGCTACTCTAGGTAGAATAATATTTAGAGATGGTCAGCTATTTGTATCAAAAGAACAAGTAGCATTACAAAAACTGCTATCTGTATACCATCCACTTAAAGACAAGCTGTACTACGAATACAACCCGGTGCAAGAGTCTGAGAATGAGTTAGATTACATAGAGATGGAAATAGAAGCTTTGATTCTAGCTAAACAATTAGATATAGAGCACATCGAAGCAATATTGAGAGTGGAATATGGAGAGGAAGTAGATGCGCTAAGTAGTAGTGAGCTGAAAAGAGATATCTTAGTGTTTGCTAAAAGAAACCCTATGCTATTTATTGATTTAGCACAAGATGAAAATGTCGAGCTTAGAAATATAGGTGTAAAAGCCACTCAACAAGGCATTATAAAACTGTCTAGCGATCAAAGAACTTTCACTTATGGTGAAACAGATAGAAAACTTATGTCAGTACCATTTGACGAACATCCTTATTCTGCATTAGCAGCTTGGTTCAAAACCGATGAAGGTATGGAGGTTTTCAAAAATTTAGAAAAAAGATTAAAATAATTAGTCACTTATAGGATGTGGTCATCTGTATAGGTGGCCACAAACTATATAAAAAGAAATTATGGCAGTAAATATAAATACAGTTTATCTAAGAGTTTTAGCTATAGCCAACAAAGAGCAAAGAGGCTATATAACTCCGCAAGAATTTAATACGCTTGCTAATCAAGCTCAGTTAGATATATTCGAGCAGTATTTTTATGATCTTAATCAGTTTTTAAGATTACCAGGCAATGACACAATTCATGCCGATCCTGTCGACATGCTCGAAGAAAAAATAGAAAAGTTTTCTATATTTAACGCACCTGCAACAAACGCTAACTTAGACATACT